TTGGCCGTAATAGATTCTATAAAAGACCACACCAAGCAATTAGTACTCAAGAGTTCAAAGTTAACAACAAAGAGCGTTAATGTTGACTACTTATCACTAAATATAACCGACACTAAGCCACCAGCAAAAGATGGTAATATATATTTTGATAAATTTAGTGGCACAATAAGATATTATTACGACAACAACTGGAACGTTATTCTTAGTAAAGAAATATAATGAAAATTCCAAAAAACTTAACAGAAGATCAAGTTATTGATCAAATAAAAGCTGTTGTTGATAGAATAGCGCCTAAGTATACTTTTAATGGTTATGACTCTGAAGATATAAAACAAGAAGCTTTTATAATATGTATGGACGCTCTAGATCGCTATGATCCTAGTCGCCCGCTAGAAAACTTCTTATCTGTCCACTTATCAAATCGTTTAAAAAACTTTGTTCGCGACAACCACTTTACTTCTAAAGATGATGAAATTAAGAAAAAATTACTTAGCCCACAATCTATTATAAATGATAGCATAACTATAGACTGTAAGCAATATATCGATAATATTGATATATCAGATATTCAAGAACTTATAGACAAAAACTTGCCATCTAACATGAGGCCCGACTATTTAAAAATAATTAATAATGTTTATGTTCCTAAAAAGCGTAGACTTGAAGTTATAACAACTATTAAAAGTATTATGGAGAATAAAGATGCGCAAGGGGCGGATTAGTAAAGAAGAGGAGCGCTATATAGAGCGTTCCTACAAAGATCTAGCGGCTGAAGATATTGCCAAGCATTTAGATCGCGACGTTGAGAGTGTTTCACAATTTATTAAACGCAAATATCGCGCTAATCTTACATTAGAAGAAGCGGCCTCTTTTTCACTAGAAGATCGCCCATACTGGAACGAGCTTCAGCTTCAATTTACTAACGACGAATTAGAACTTTTTAAATATCACTGGAGTAGAATAATAGCGCAGTTTAATGATGACGTTTTTCCAACAGAAGAACTTCAAGTAATAGATGTTATAAAACTAGAAATACTAATGAATCGTTGCTTAAAAAGTAATAAAGATAACATTCAAACAATAGACACTTATGAAAAAATGCTATCAAACGAAAGAAGCAAAGATAAAGATCAGCAGGACTCAGATTATATACTCAACATAGAACGTCAAATAGCAACATTACGCGCTGCTCAAGAAAGTTTAAACAAAGATTATCGCGAGCTTCAAACTAAAAAGGCTAGCATGTTGCGCGAAATGAAGGGAACGCGCGAGCAACGCATCAAAAGACTAGAAGACAGTAAACAAAGTTTTACTAGCTGGGTGGCACAATTAATGAGTGATCCAGAAACTCTCAAAAAGTATGGAATTGAGATGGAAAAGATGAGACTATCCATGAATAAAGAGCTAGAAAGATTAAGTTCTTATCATAAATACGAAGATGGAACAATAGACCAGCCATTCCTAACTCCAGATACGGTAATAGAATGAAAATTTTAAAAGCTACTTACGGCGATGTTGATGTTAGTAATAAAGTAAGTTCTAAAATTAATAACGGAAAAATTTTTTTATTTGCTAATAATAGTTTTTTTGGAGATACTAAACCGAGAGTATTAAAATATTTAGAAACTGAGATAGAACTAGACGGTCTTATATTTAGTAATAAAACTCGCGAGAATGAATTATTTATTTTTCCAAAAACAAAATGTGACCGTTTAGGAATATTTTATTCTAATAATAATGAAGATAAAATAAAACCGTGCATTTTAGCATCATTAAGATCTATAGAAAAAGCGGCTAAAGATAAAGCTGATATAGTTACAAATATGTGGCATAGCTATAGTGAAAATCCATTTTTTGAAACTATAGCATGGACAAGAACTAGCAGTCACCTTAATCAAATATTACAAATATTACAATGCTTATATGTTGCTCAACAAATACACGAATATAAATATGTTAGTTTTCTTGAACATGACGTTTTATACGCTGAAGGCTATTTTGATTACGAAGATTTTAAATACGACGTTATATGCAATATGAATTATAAGGGTATAAATAATCAAGGCTTTCAAACTTTATCACAACAAGACAAGCCAACTAGTCAATTAACAATGAAATTTGATTATGCTATTCAACATTTTAGTAATTTATTACCAAATGCTTTAATAACAAATGCTGGACTATTAGAACCGCAAACAAAAATCGAAGAATGGAAAGCTAAAAATCCTAACATTCATGTTAATCACGGCAGGCACTTCACATCTCATTATAATGTTTATTCTAAAACTGATATAAAAGATTTTGACGATTATTGGGGCGATTATTCTAAATATAAGGAGTTATTTTTTTAATGAAAGTAGCACTAGTTTGTATAGCTAAAAACGAAGATAATTATATTCAAGAATGGATAGATTACAATCTTAAAATTGGATTTGATCATATCTTTATTTATGCTAATAATTGGAATTATGAATCTAAAAATAGACATGTGACAGTATTTCAAATTACAGGAACGGCTAAACAAGTTAATGCATATAATGATTTTAAAGATACAAAATCAAGTTTGTACAACTGGGTGGCATTTTTCGATGTTGATGAATTTTTAGTTCTAAAACAACATAAGGATATAAAATCTTTTCTATTTAATTACGACGACTGCAATGCTATAGGCATAAATTGGGCTTTATTTGGAGACAATGGTCACAAATGGGTAGAGAATAACGAATATAGTGTTTTGAAAAGGTTTACTAAAAGGTCTTTACCTAGTTTTAATGTTAATGAGCATGTAAAATCTATTGTAAAAATGCCGTCATCACATCTAATGCACGTTCACGCAATAGGAACAACATGGTTTAACTTAAATAAAGAGATTAGACATGGAGCTTTTAATAGTCCAGTAGATTGGTCAGTTGCACAAATTAATCATTATTTTTCCAAAACGAAAGAAGAATTATACTTTAAATGTAATCGTGAAAGGGCAGATACCGGAACTCATAGAAAGTTTAAAGAACATCTAATGTATTTGGAATTAAACGATGAAGAAGATTTGTTAGCCAGAAATTTTATGTATGATGAATATAAGGAGGATATATGAAGGCTATAGTATTTTGGGTTACAGGACAAGATGGAAGTTATTTATCAGACTTACTAGATGCTAAAAACTTCAAGTTGATAGAAGGGATATAACATTTATTCTAAAACTGATATAAAAGATTTTGACGATTATTGGGGCGATTATTCTAAATATAAGGAATTGTTCTATGCATAAATCAGCTTATATTAATGCTCAAAGATTTTATTCTAAATATTGTCAAGAAAATAAAGACTCTTGGAAAAGTTTAGAAAGTTGGCGCTTGTTTAATAATTATATTATAAAACTAGTAGAGAGCTACATAGACACATCAGACAATTTATGGCATGATAGTGTGGGAATATATATTAAAGGTGAATAAATATGAACAGATGGGACATAATAAACATTTTAATACAAAAAATAAATGCAAAAAAATATTTAGAAATAGGCGTTTACCATAGATGGAACTATGACAATATTATCTGCGATTATAAAGTTGGAGTTGATCCAGATATAAATATAAAATGTGATTATCATATGACTTCTGACGAATTTTTTTCTAAAAATCAAGAAATTTTCGATGTTATATTTATAGACGGCCTTCATTATGATGACTTTGTTGAGCGCGATATAAATAATTCTTTAAGATTTCTTTCACCAGATGGGTATATAGTCTGTCATGATATTAATCCTTGGAGTGAAGAAGTACAAGCTGTACCACAAAGAACAGGATCTTGGACAGGAGACTGTTGGAAAGCTTGGGCTAGAATTAGATCAAATAATCCTAGTTTAAATATGGTTGTTGTTGATACGGATTGTGGATGTGGTATAATAAATAGGGGAAATCAAGAATTAATAAAAATAGACTGTGAATTAACATATGATAATTTAGATAAAAATAGAAAATATTGGTTAAATTTAATAAGTGTAGACGATTGGCTAAAACTAATAAATACGGAGAAATAATGAAAGCTATTATATTTGGAGTAACAGGACAGGATGGAAGCCATTTAGCAGATTTTCTTTTAGAGAAAAACTACCAAGTTATTGGAATATCTCGTAGAAGTAGCACAAACAATACAAAAAGACTTTTTAATGCTCTAAAGAATCCTAGATTCAGCCTTGTTGAAGGAGATATAACAGATGTAAGTAACATAATTAATATTCTTGCGACCGAACATGTAGATGAAATCTATAATTTGGCTGCGCAATCCCACGTTGCAACCTCATTTAGTCAACCGGCCCTTACTTGGGATGTTACAGGCAAAGGGTGTATAAATATTTTACAAAGTATAGTTGATCTAAAATTATTTAATACTAGATTCTATCAAGCTTCTTCTAGTGAAATGTTTGGTAGCTCTTTCGATATTGACAAAGATGGGAATAAATACCAAAATGAAAGCACTAGATTTATGCCAAACTCTCCGTATGCCATTAGCAAGTGCGCTGCCCACTATGCTGTTCGTATGTATCGTGACGCTTATAATCTTCATGCTAGTTCCGGCATTTTATTTAATCATGAAGGTCCACGACGCGGCGACAATTTTGTTACAAAAAAAATAATAAATTGGATCAAAAATTTTAAAGCGTGGAAAAAACAAAATAATATAAATTCTTATAAGTTATATATTGATAATGATAATATATATACTGATCAACATGGCGGATTAGCATTTCCCTTATTATCTCTAGGTAATTTAGAATCTTATAGAGATTGGGGATATGCTGGAGATTATGTAGAAGCTATGTGGCTTATGCTACAACAAGAAATCCCAGACGATTATGTTATATGCACAGGAGAAACCCACACTGTTGGAGAATTTTTAGATATAGCATTTAATTCTGCCAACATGCCAGAATGGAGACAATATATCAGAATTGATCCACAACTTTATAGACCATCAGAGGTAGATTTTTTACGTGGAGACTGTTCAAAAGCTAAGAAAATATTGTCATGGCAACCAAAACATGATCTTACGAGCTTAGTAAAAATGATGCTCAAAGATGAAACACTTTAAGATAGATATAGATCTCACTGATATATATTTAAAACTTAGTGAATACAAACTAAGACAGTACACTATCCCATTTTTTACATATTTTATAGAAGCAGAAAATCCAGATGATGCATGTTATGAAAGTATTCTTAGAATGATTAATCTAATTCTAGAAAGAGATGACTCTATACCTACTAGAATTTTTTGTAGAACTATTAAAAAATATATAAGATTTGATAAAATAAGGTCGTTATGAAAAGAAATTATAGTGATCCGGTTTACGAAAAGTGGAGAAAAGATATTCTTAAAAGAGATAATTATAGATGTCAAATGCCAAACTGTAAAAATAAAACAAGATTACAAGTACATCATATTAAAAGGTGGGCATCTGCTAGCACTCTTAGATACGAAATATCAAACGGGATCACATTATGTAAACAATGCCATGATTCAATAAAGGGAAAAGAACACCACTTTGAATCTTTGTTTAGAAATATAGTTAAATGAAATACCAAAATCCACCACAATTTACTGTTATAAGAGATACTAGAGAACAGAATGGCTATGAATTTTCTGCTTTTGACTATTGTGATGGAATGGTAGAGCAAAAATTGGACACGGGAGATTATACCATTTTAGGGTTAGAAAACAAAGTATGCATAGAACGTAAAGGATGTGTAGAAGAACTCGCGATAAATTTGGGTCAAAAAAAGTACGCATTTTTGCGAGAAATAGAAAGAATGAAAGATTTTCCACATAAATTTTTGGTTCTTGAATTTTCTGCTGAAGATCTCATAAGATTCCCAGATGAAAGTAGAATACCCGTTAAAAATAAATCTGCGCTTAAAATCACTGGAAAATATATGATGAAATGCTTGGCCGAATTCTCTCTATATGATAATCTACACATATTATTCTGTGGAGATAGAACCAGCGCATTTTTAGTAACAACAAGCATATTAAAAAGAATAAATGAAAAATATACTATAGGAAGGAAAAGCTAATGGAACCTGAACTTCTAAAAGATTTTCATGATTATGCTGCCAATATAAATACTAGAGAAATATTTTTACATAACCATTATCATAGTGAAGATAATCAAAATCCCGGCGTCGAATACAGGATGGCTACCACATTCATTAAAAATCTAAGAGCATTAGATATTAAAAGTAATGCAAATATAACCGTTCATTGTAATAGTATTGGTGGAGAATGGGCAGACGGAATGGCTATATATGACGCTATCAGTCTTTGTAGGTCATATGTTACCATAATTATTTATGGCCAAGCAGAAAGTATGAGTAGCATATTCATGCAAGCAGCAGATTTTAGATACATAACGCCAAATGCTCATTTTATGAGTCATTATGGATCAACAGATATTAACACAGACTATCTTAGCGCATTAAATCAAGCTACTTATGAATATAGAGCTTGTGAAACTATGATGAATATTTATGCAAAAAGATGCGTTGACGGCCAGTTCTTTAAAGAAAAATTTGGCAAGAAACCAACAGAGAAGCAAGTAAAACAATTCTTAATAAGAAAATTAAAGGGTGGAGATTGGTACTTAAATTCTGAAGAAGCTGTATATTATGGCTTCGCTGATAAAATTATAGATAATTGGCATTATAATATATGACAGAATCTAAAAAAATAGACGAGGCTTGGCTAGGATTAGACAACATAGATGACATTGTTTTTAATCCTATGAGCATAGTCAAGCCAACCGAAGATGATTTTCATCTAAAATTAGCTTGGGTAATGACAAGGCCGGAATATTTATCTTTTATATCTAAAGAATTATTAAATATACAACTGCTACCTTCTCAAGCTTTATTTTTAAAAGAATTGTGGGATCGCAAGTTTCCAATGCTTATAGCTAGTCGTGGATTTGGAAAATCTTATCTTTTATCTTTATATGCTGTTTTGAGAGCTTTAATATATCCAAAACGAAAAATAGTAGTTGTTGGCGCAGCATTTAGACAAAGTAAAGTAATTTTTGAATATATGGAAACTATTTGGCGTAGCTCTCCTATGTTAAGAGATATTTGTGATAGTGATAGCGGCCCAAGGCGTGATACGGATAGATGTGTTCTCAAATTAAACGACAGCACTATAACATGTTTACCACTAGGCGATGGTCAAAAAATTAGAGGCCAACGAGCTAATGATATTATCTGCGACGAATTTGCTTCTGTACCTAGAGAAATATTTGAAAATGTTGTTGCTGGATTTGCCGCTGTTAGCGCAGATCCCGTACAAAATGTAAAAAGATTAGCAGCACTTAAAAAAGCTAATGAGCTTGGAATATCTTTTGAGAATGAAAAACAATCAGAAGATAAAAAAGATAATCAAATTATTCTTTCTGGCACAGCATTTTATGATTTTAATCATTTTGCAACATACTGGAAAAAGTGGAGCGCTATTATAAAAAGCAAGGGCAATATAACAAAACTTAGAGAAATTTTTGGAGGAGATGATCCGCCAGAAAATTTTGATTGGACACAATATTCTATTATAAGAATTCCTTACGAATTATTGCCTAAAGGATTCATGGATGCTGACCAAGTAGCAAGATCAAAAGCAACAGTACACACTGGCATATATCAAATGGAATATGGGGCCTGTTTTACCAGAGATAGTCAAGGATTTTTCAAAAGATCACTTATAGAATCTTGTGTTATATCTCAAAACAATTTAATAAATGATTCTCAAGGTAATAATATTCACTTCGAAGCGGCTCTTATCGGTGATCCTAATAAAAAATATATATTTGGAGTTGACCCAGCTTCTGAAGTAGATAATTTTAGTATTATAGTTTTAGAGGTCAATAGTGATCATAGAAAAATAGTTCATTGTTGGACAACAACAAGATCAGAACACAAAGAAATGATTAAAAAAGGATACTCTAATGAAGCAGATTTTTATTCTTTTTGCGCTAGAAAAATTAGAGATCTTATGAGACTATTTCCATGTATACATATAGCAATAGACGCTCAGGGTGGTGGTATTGCTGTTATGGAATCTTTACATGATCATGACAAAATTAAAAATGGAGAAATGCCAATTTGGCCAGTAATTGATGATAATAAACCAAAAGACACAGACGGCGAACGCGGCCTACACATATTAGAAATGTGTCAATTTGCTAAACATGAATGGCTAGCAGAAGCTAATCATGGAATGAGAAAAGATTTCGAAGATAAAATATTATTATTTCCATTTTTTGATTCTATTACAATTGGATTGTCAAATACAGAAGATGTTGTAAAACACAGAATGTATGACACCCTAGAGGATTGTGTTTTAGAAATAGAAGAACTTAAGAATGAATTGAGCATGATACAAATGACACAAACTAATAATGGTAGAGATAGATGGGATACCCCAGAAATAATAGTAGGTACTGGTAAAAAGAATAAACTTAGAAAAGATCGATATTCGGCATTGTTAATGGCCAATATGGCGGCTAGAATATTACAGAGAACACCAGACCAAGCAGAATATAAATTTTTTGGCGGTTTTGCGAATGGAAGAGATTTTGAAACTAAGGATGAAAATGAAAATCTTTATTCTGGACCAAGCTGGTTTTCAGAACACATGAAAAATGTGTATTAAAAATTGATACGATAACAATCCAATTGAAAGCTATTTAATATGAATGAAAAAAATATGATAACTTGGGACGATAGCGATCCTAATAGCAAAACTAACGCTTTAGATAGATTTAGCGATAATATTGATCATTATTCTGGATTATCTAAAACTCAAGGAAGCACATATCGTCACTTTATTGACATAGAACCGAATAGATCGGTTAGGCCAGGATTTAATGCTAATGATTATTATGCTTTTCGTCCCGGCGAAGCTGTTCCTAATCAGCAACGTCAGATAATAAAAATGTGCATGGACGCATATGATAAGGTTGGTATAATTAGAAATATTATTGATCTTATGGGAGATTTTGGTAGCCAAGGAATACAAATTGTTCACCAAACTAAAAGTGTTGAAAAATTCTATCAACAATGGTTTAGAAATATTAATGGTAAAGAAAGAAGTGAAAGATTCCTAAATAATTTATATAAATGTGGAAATGTTATTATATATAGAAGCTATGCTAAAGTAACCCCACAACTAGATCAATATATGAAGTCTCTTTCTAGTGATATAAGAGTTGAGGTTCCTAACGCAAAACCGAACGAAATTCCTTGGAGATATAACTTTTTTAATCCATTAACTGTAAAAATGAAAGACGGTAATCTTTCATTATTTATGGGCTTACAAAATTATACTATAACAACAAATTCATTTTTTGATAAATTTACATCTGGAGATATTCCAAATCATGTTTTGGAAAGTTTACCAGTTAATATAAAACAAAGCTTATTAAGAGGAGAAAAAGATGTTCCTCTTGATCCAGAAAGAATAGGAATATTTTACTACAAAAAGGATGATTGGCGTCAATGGGCAAATCCCATGATTTATGCTATTCTTGATGATATTATAATGTTAGAAAAAATGAGATTAGCAGATCTTTCTGCCCTAGATGGTGCTATTTCTAATATTAGATTATGGACCTTGGGTAACTTAGAACACAAGATACTTCCAAATAAATCTGCTATTAATAAACTTCGCGATATACTAGCTAGCAACGTTGGCGGCGGAACAATGGAGCTTGTTTGGGGTCCAGAACTATCATTTAAGGAAAGCAATAGTGAAGTATACAAATTCTTGGGTTCAGAAAAGTATACTTCTGTTCTTAATAGTATTTATGCTGGATTGGGTGTTCCACCAACATTAACTGGCATGGCAACAAATGGTGGTGGATTTACCAATAATTTTATATCTCTTAAAACACTTGTTGAAAGATTACAATATGGAAGAGATCAATTAGTAAGATTTTGGGAAAAAGAAATTGAAATCGTTAGAAAGGCTATGGGTTTTAGATATAAAGCCCACATACAGTTTGACCAAATGACATTATCAGACGAAGCGGCAGAAAAGAATTTATTAATACAATTAGCAGACAGAGACATAATTAGTCACGAAACTCTATTACAAAGATTTAAAGAAATTCCGCAAATAGAAAAAATTAGACTAAAAAGAGAGGTTATTGATAGAGCAGACGAAGAAAATCCCAAAAAGGCTGGTCCATATCATAGACCACAAATCAAAGAAGATTTTCAAAAGGTCGCTTTGCAAACTGGCAAAATGCTTCCACAAGATTTAGGACTAAAAACAAGTGTTCCAAAAGATATGTTATTAATGCCAAAAGGGCCAGTACCATCTTCTTCAAATCAACCAAAACCACCAAATCCAAACGGAAGACCCCCCAATTCAGAAGATTCATCACCAAGAAAACAAAGAATAGCAAACCCTAGATCTCAGCCGGGAGTAGCAGAAACCTTTGTTTGGGCTGAAAATTCTTGGGATAAATTATCAAGTATATTAAATACAGCATATCTTGGATCTCAAAATAAGAAAAATCTTAGACAATTAACTAAATCACAATTTGAAGATCTTGAAAAACTAAAATTAGATATTTTTACAAATTTAGAAATTCTAGATAATGTTGATCAAGAAAAAGTGTATAATATGCTTCGTGATAATGTCAAAACCCCAGCTTTATTTCTTAATATGCTTAAAGAAAAAAATATTTCTCTAAATTCCATGACAATTGATAATTATAGAAAAAATATTATTGGATTATTAATAGAGCAAAAATTTGCCTAATAAACACGCAATTTTTCTTTTTGTGTATTATTTTTTGAGCCACAAAAGGTAAATATATGAAAGTATATAAACAAGAAATATTAGATGGTTTATCTGAACAAATAAAAACACAAGCTAGTGTTGCTTATTGTTCTCCAGCAGTACTATCTGATAACAAAAATTTTAAATCATTCAATATTGTTGAAAAAATTAAAGCAGAAAGCGCCAACCCAAAACAAATAGATTTATACTATCTAAAATCAGTTTTAGTATCAACAGGTTGGAATAAAAATGATGACGTATTTTCTTCTGAAGCAACTTGGGCAGCTAGGTCAACGCCAGAAGATAAACAATTTAACTTTATGCACAATGAAAATGATATCATAGGTCATATTACTGGTAGTTATGTTATAGATAGAAATGGCAATTCTATACCAGAAGATGGCGAAATTCCAACCGATTTTGATATTATAACAGAAGCTGTTCTCTATAATAGTTGGACAAATCCTGAAAATAGAGAAAGGATGAACAATATTATAGCAGAAATAGAAGAAGGAAAGTGGTTTGTTTCTATGGAATGTTTATTTGCCGGTTTTGATTATAGTTTAATAGATAATAACGGAATTTCTAAAACTGTAGCCAGAAGTGACGAATCAGCATTTTTAACTAAGCACTTAAGAGCTTATGGTGGAACCGGAGAGTATGAAGGCTATAAAGTTGGTCGAGTATTAAGAGATATTTCTTTTTCTGGTAAAGGATTAGTTTCTAAACCAGCAAATCCAAGAAGTGTTATTCTTGATGCTGTTAAAGCTTTCTCTATTAAAGAATCAAGTTCAGTTAGTCATTTAAATATAGGAGATAATAATATGTCTGATAATACTCTAGATAAGCAGCTTGCTGATCTTCGCGAAGAGCTTAATGCTGCCAAAGAAGAGAATATGAAAATGAAAAAGAAAATGGAAGAGAACAAAGATAAAGAAGTTGCTGATCTACAGCAGTCAGTATCAGATTTTGAAGAGCAAGCAAAAACCTTAACAGAGGCTGTCGCTGAAAAGGAAAAGGCTATTCAAGATCTTAATGATGCTCTTGCTGCAAAAGATGCTGAACTAAATGATTTAAGAGCAGCTTATAATGATATGAAGAAGAAAGAAAAAATGGCAATGAGAAAAGCTAGCCTAATTGATGCTGGCTTTGAAGATGCCGAAGCTGATGAGTCAATTTCTCTTTATGATTCTCTAGAAGATAGTGCTTTTGAGGCTGTTGTAGCAGTTATGAAAAAGAAAATGGCCGAAATGAAGATGAAGAAGGAAGAGATGAAGAAAGAAGAAATGAAGTCAAAATCAGAAACAGTACAAGCCGCTGAAGCCGAAGAGGTAACAGAAGAGCTTTTTGATGGTGTTAAGTCAACAGAGGCAACTCTTGTTGATGCTTCTAGCGATGACGATGAACTTAATGCCACAAGAGCTAGTGTGGCTCAGTGGTTATCAAACAATGTATTTAGCAAGTGATTTATAAGGAGAAAAAACTATGGCTCTAAAATCAGATAGATTTGAATTTCAGACAGATATCAGCTTCTTCTACAACGAAGGCACCGCTACTCGCGGTGGTGTAGTTGTTCATGATACAGCTGGTTCTGGTGCTGCTATGGATCAAGGTGTTAATCTTGTGAAGTATGCACAGGTTACAGCTGCTAGTCGCCCAGTAGGTATTCTACTAAACGACGTTGTTAACAAAGACCTAACTCGTACTCATCTTAATCAGCACAAAGATGAAGTTCAGAAGGGTGGTAAAGTTACTGTTCTCCGTAAGGGATATGTTGTAACAAGCAACATTACTGGTGATCCAGCCGCTGGTGATCCTGCTTATGCTTGTCATGTTACAGCCGGTAACATTCGTAAAGATAGCCCCGGCAGTTCTGGTGTGCTACAGGTCGGTAGGTTCCTTAGCTCTAAGGATGCTGACGGTTATGCTAAAGTCGAAGTCAACCTTCCCTGAATAAAAACTTAAAGGAGAATATAACATGCCTATTAATGAAAGACCTAGTGATGAGTTCATCAATCTCCTACGCAAGTCAGGGGATGCTGATGTTAATGTTGCTCTAGCTGCTCAACGTGAGTTTGCTAAAGCGTTAGAACTTCCTCTTCGTAAGGGCGTTCTAGTTGGTAATATTCTTGGTAATATTTTCGAAACAATCAATGTAGAAACCGGTTCAACAACCGAATTTCCTCTTGATCTTATCTCTCCCGGCCTAGAAGGTGAGCATGTTGCTTACACAAATCCTGGCCACGGTAGGATTCCAGAGCGTTCAGTTGAAGGCGACTACGTGATGATTCCAACTTATAGTGTTGCATCTTCAGTAGATTATCTACTTCGCTACGCTCGCGAAGCTAGATGGGACATTGTTGGTCGCGCTATGCAAGTCATGGAAGCTGGTTTTACCAAGAAAATGAACGATGACGGTTGGCATACACTACTAGCCGCTGGCGTTGACCGTAATATTCTAGTTTATGACGGTGATGCTACAGCTGGTCTATTTAGTAAGAGATTAGTTTCTCTAATGCAGACCGTTATGCGTCGTAACTCTGGCGGTAACAGCGCTTCTGTTGGTCGTGGTCGTTTAACCGACCTATACGTTTCGCCAGAAGCTCTAGAGGATATTCGTAATTGGGGTCTTGATCAAGTTGATGAGGTAACTCGTCGTGAGATCTACGCCGCTCCAGAAAACGGCGCTCCTATTACTCGTATCTTTGGTGTTAATCTCCACGATCTTGACGAGCTTGGAGAAGGTCAGGAATATCAAGACTTTTTTGTCAACGAACTTAGCGGTAGCGTTCAGGCTAGCGATCTTGAGCTTGTTGTTGGTCTTGATCAGTCAACCAATGATAGCTTTGTAATGCCAGTTAAGCAGCAGCTACAGGTGTTTGAGGATCCAACTCTACATCGTCAGCAAAGGGCTGGATATTATGGCTGGGCAGAGCTTGGATTTGGTGTTCTTGACAACCGCAGGGTTATCCTTGGTTCATTCTAATTACTAATTAGATTGAATACTCAAAGGGGCCGCTCTCATTAAGTTGGGAGCGGCTTTTTTGTGTATAATAGAGTAGATTGTAACAATTGGATCATTTTCTTAGGAGACAATTATGGCTGCACTATCAGACTATCTAGAGTCTGGACTTCTTACCCATATTTTTAGAGGTTCAACATTTGCTAAACCTTCTACAATAGCTATTGCTCTTACAAGCTCTGTACCAAAAGATTCTGACAATGGAGCAACACTTCCAGAATTACCTTCTGGGGTTCAAAATGGTAATAATTTTGTAACAACGAATTATGCTAGAGTAAATCTTGGTAGCCCAGCATCAACTGGCAATTCTGTATGGAATAACGTTGGAATTGATGATAATACAGCTTTTCAAGTATTTAGTACTGAAGTTAACAATAGCGGATATTTTTACCCGCTTTATTTACTACAAAGTTCAGCACAAGCTGCTGATACTAGTGCTGGCGGCGCTGGAGTAGCTCAACAATATACATTTTCTAACACATTTCCAAATATAACCTTTTATGCTCCAGTTTCTATAGATGTTAGTGGCTCTCAAACAACATCTAATTATGAAACTTATGAGGGAAATGGGTTTATTAAAAATTCATCACAAATAGTATTTAATACCGCACTAACAGATTGGGGCTGGGTTTCTGGAGTTGCTATTCTTGATAATTCAACATATGGGTCTGGCAACCTTTTGATGTATGCTCAATTACAAAATCCACGTTATGTTTATACAGGAGATAATATTAAATTTGATAGTAATTCACTAGAAATTAGCTTGAAGTAAAAGGTTATAGTATGATACTTAGCAAAAATCAGCTAGTACAAAATATAACAAATGAAATATCAGATAATTCAACTGGCCAAATATCACCATATGATATAAGGCATAATTTATTAGATATTATTGATTCTGTTCATCTGTTATCATTAGATAAAGAATTAAATTCTGTTAATTTTGCTACTCTTGAAACAAGATCAACAAAAGCTGGTCAACACACTATTGATAAGGTTAATCTTGATGGTTATTATAGTATTGACAATTCTGCTTTTGGTTACGCTGCCCTAAAATCAAATTACCAAGGTGAAAGAAATACAGCAATAGGTTCTTTAGCTTTAAGTTGTAATATTTATGGTGAAGATAATGTTGCTTTAGGATTTAATGCTGCTGGTGGAAATACAACTGGATTTGGAAATGTTGCTGTTGGAAATTATACTTTACAATACAATAAACTTGGAAATTTTAATATTGCTATAGGTCATGGCGCTGGATATTACGTTGATAGAAATACTAGTAAAAAATTATTTATAGCTTCTCATCCTATTGATGAAAATTATGTTTGTGATAATCCAACTGGCTCAGGATTAACTCCATTAGTATACGGCGATTTAGATAATCTAAGATTCGGGATCGCTGTTAGTGGATTACACAACGAAGGTGTTTTACAAGTTAGTGGCAATATAGCCCCATCACAAAATAATATTTTTAATTTAGGAAGTTCTAATTATAGATTTCATAAAGCCTATATTACTAATCAAATAATATTGGATAGTGGAGTTAGTATAGGATACGATTATATTCTTAGTGGAATATATAGCAATACTAATATTTATCCAGACACAACCGAGCTTCTTAATATTGGATCGTCCGATAGAAAATGGCTTGGTGGATATTTTCAAAATATATATGTTAGTGGTCAAGCTTTTATTAATCAGTTAAATACTATAACACAAAGCGTTTATAGTAATAAGACTTTATTTTTGGCAGCTTTGAGTGGAGTATCTTCTGCTAGTGGATATTTATCAGACGAAAATGTTGACTATGGAGGAATTGTATTAAAAGCTAGCGGCACTCCGCATTATTTAAGAGATTACGAATTTATATTTAGACCAAGCAGCTACAACACTACTTCTTGTTTGGAGTCTAGTGGTATTTATGCTATTTCTTCTTGGAATAGTAATATTAGCATTAATATAGCTAATGGTTCTCACCTTAAAACTCAAAGAGTGGTTAGTAGCGGAAAACTTTCATTAGTTACTGATCCAAATTGCTACGGCATTTATTTAAATGATAATACTTATTATTTATCACGCGGCAATGTATTATCTGTTCCGGCGCACTCTTCTAGTGGGCATTTAGCTGGAATAACTAATGTTAACTTTTTAGCCAATTCTGGTAGCTCGTTAGATTATGGAATAACATATGCCGCTCTTGAAAGTGGCGTTAATGTTAGCCAGAAATTCTTAACAGGATCCAAGGTTAGAATCAAAGATGCTGGTAATAGTAACAAAGATAAACTTCGCGGTTTTGAATTAAAATATTTTGATGACTCTAGTTCTGTTTATGAAGGCCCACTTAGTGATAGATTCGTTATTAGTTCATATGATAATACTTCCTATCCATTAAATAATTTGATATTAATGAAAAACTCCAGCGACGGATCAGTTCTTGGAGTTAATAATTTTGGAACTGGTGGCGAATATTTACTACCAAAAACAACGGTTAATATTAGATCGTCCGTTGATTCTATTATACGCGCAGCCGCAGAAAACAACGGAAACGTACAGGCCGCTTTACAACTTGTTGGTGGAAATAATTGTTTACAAGATGGGGTTGAATTAACTTATTCTCATACTAGTGGTATTGCAGATCTTAATATTTATAAAGATTCTGGTAAAACCATTTTTATGAGATTTAATGAAAATAATACTATTGGAATGCTCTCTAGCGGAATTTCTAATGCAACATTAACAATAGGAACTAGTGGAAGTGTTAGTTCAATGAGCTTAAGAGAATCATTATCTAACCCATCATCAACAGCATACTATGGAAAGTTGTACGTTAGACCGATTAATAAATTAGCTTATAATCAAAGTCACGCTCTTTACTTTATAGATGGTAGTGGATATATTCATGATTTGATAAGCAATAATCTTGATGATCTTAATCACAAAACTTTGTATAGTGATTATTACGAAAATGTTTTTGGCGGAATAGGAAGCATACATTCTAGAAAAGATTTGCAATATAGTATGAATCCAAAACCAACGGGCAATACAGGTTTTGGATATTATTCTTTACATAATCTAAATAGTAGCGGAAATTATAATACTGCTATAGGGGCTAAAGCTGCTAGCGGAATATTAACTGGCGATTTTAATACAGTAATTGGCGCACAATCCGCTAACAGTTTATCTAGTGGAAATAATAATATTGTTTTTGGAGCCAATTCCTTCAATAACACTTTTAGTGGATGTAATAATGATATAATCATTGGTCATAATATTGGCAATAGTATTAGTGGAGATTATAAGTTTATACTTGGTAATAACGATATAGTTCTTTTTGATGGAACATTAGGCCCGAATAATAGTCTTAAAAAATTAACTATGCCAAGTGGCGGTAGAATATTTTTAGATAGTATAGATAATAGCGAAAGTCTTGGGTTAAGAAATAATATTATAGAAGTTATAGATCGCACTGGAAATGATTATCCAGAAAACCAATTAACTTTTAGATTTTCTGGAAATGAGATTAATGATTTGTTAATTCTTAATCATTCTGGAGTTCCTTTTACTAACACACCAACATATGTTGATGGCGGTGGTCCGTATGCTGTTCTTAATGGCGATCTTAGATTAAAGCAGTATATTAGATTTAGCGACAATACTTCGTTAAATTCTGCTAGTTTCTTAAATGATATAGAGAATATAAGAGTTAGTGGTCAAAACATTGCAGGGTCTTTTAATAGCTTGGTAGTTGAGGGTTATTGTTTAAATACTATATTACCTCCAATAGATGGATCGCTACCAACCAATGGTCTACTAAGAATTAAGAATAGCACTTGGACTGACACTTTTACTGTTATTTTAGTAAATAGAGATAAAAATTTAAAAATTAATAAAGATGATTATGTTATAGCTTTAAGAGTTAATAATGAATATAGGCCATTATGGGTTAGTTCTGAGAGTTCGGCATGTGAATGTTGTAATAAATAAGGATAGTTTTTATGGGAAAGCCATCGCGTTGCGCTCCGCGTCAGAAGCCATTTATTTCTTATGATACTGGCGTTACAACCACTAGTACTACTACTAATGGGCCAGATTTTTCTAACTATTTAATTATTCCAAATAGTGGAGAAATTTGTCCAACAACAACCCTGCCACCCTCTACCACAACAACAACTCCACCAAGAGTTATTGATCCAAATTTTCCATGTTCAAGTTATTCGTTTTTGCCAAATGATAATAATGGAGCCGTTATAACGTTTTCTCCTTGTGATAATGATAATTCTATTAGCCAAATAGTTGTAGGAAGCGTTCAAAGGTTAGATTTTTGTGCCGAAAATGATGGTGATGTAAAAATACTTTCTGGAAATGGTAGTATAGTTTTTAATAATGGGTGTGATAGATTTATTGAGGAAGAAAAAACAACAACCACAACTACAACAACGACTACCACTAGCACAACAACATTGCTTGAACCATTGTGGGAAAAAACTTATACTTTTGGTGAAGATGAATATTTAATTGATTTTGATATAGATTATACTGGAAATTATATAGCAACATTAGGAACGAAATCAACAATATATATTAAAAATAATACTACTTATGTACCATTAGTTAGCAATAATAATATTTATTCTGGAGATAAAATTAATTTAAATTATACTTTACTTCCGGGATCTCCTAACTTTATGCGCGAGTTTTTTCAAAGTGATATATTATATTGTGTCTATCCTTATTCTGTGGAGTATAAAAATCAAAATAGCCGCTATAATATAGTAGCATATCATTTTAATAATTCTTTAAATACTATTCAATTAGACGTAAATGAAAGAAATAAAGGAGTGAGACATTTTATAGATGCACGACCTTATGATAGTGAACTCAAAATATTTGAAGCACTTTCACGACTATACATCGACTATCTTCAATCATATAATTATTATACTTATTATCTGCGGACTTATTTTATTCTTTCTAATAATAATACTCAAACATTAGAATATAATGGGTCAATAGAATACTCAAACTTAGATTCAAGCGTGCCAATTCCAATTAATAGGAATTCTCATATACAAAATCTAGCTAAAAGTAATATTAAAACATTAAAATATCAATATTTTTCCAGTATCGGATATGACTACCCTAATCTAGCTTTTTACTACAAGGTGTCACCCTACTATTCAAGCCCAAAACCATATATTCAAGGAGAAAAAAGATTTCAACCATTTCTTGATATAGAGGACTCATTTGGTTATCAAGCCAGAAAAGTATATGCAAGTGCTCTTAGTCACTTTGGAAATGTTATAGCTATAGAATATGATAATAATTTTGTAATTTTTAATTCTGACGATTTTATAGCAAATTATTCACCAAAAAACAAAACAATAATTAATAAAAATATTTTTAAATATAAATTTGATACTTTTGAATTTAGTTATAGTGCTGAATATGATATAAGCTTAAATTATGATGGAACAATATTAGCTATAGCAAGCCTTGGAGAGGTTAAAATTTTCAAAAACCAAAATAATTCTTGGATTCCATATGGAACTATAAATATTGCAACCGCTTTTAACGATAAACCGTGGACAATAAAATTAAATGGAATTGGTAATAAAATACTAATAAAAAGAATGCGCCAACCTTCTTTAGCATATTTATATGAGATTGTATAAATGAGTATAAATATAATATCATATAATACTATTTTCCCATACTATGGAGACGGAACATATGAATCTCCGTATGTTTGGGATTATTATACCGGAAATCAGGAAATTGAATTTACATGTAATCAACGTGGTAAAGTTTATATAGGTGGAATTAACTATAATATTATTTATCGATATAATCCTAATGGACAATATAATAATTATATTACAAAAGTTGGAAATCCTATTGAAAAATTAGAAAATGGAGCATTTTTAAAATTTTATTCCAATTCTAATTCTTCAAGTACTTATAGAATATTTCCTCAATCTCTTATTGTTAATAATGTTTTATTTGAAGGAGCGTTTAATTCATTATCTATATGGTTTGAGCCAGAATCTGAAACAACCACCACCACAACAACCACAACAACTAGCGGCCCAGTTACAACAACTCCAGAACCAACAGTTTTTATTCATGTTGGAAATATAACGGTATCAGACGATTATTGTGGAAGATATAAATTAACCTCAACGGGCGATACTGATTATCTAAGAGTATATGGAAGAAGAATTTATTTAATCAACTATCCATCTACTCCCGGAACATATGATTTAACAGTTTGTGCTGAAGATTTGGCAGACAGATTTACTCCAGTATGTGATACTTTTAGTTTAAGTATAGATTATTGTGAATTTACAACGCCGCCACCCACTACAACAACCAGTACCACTACTAGCACAACTACTAGTACAACCACTAGCACAACAACACAACAGCCTACTACCACAACTTCACCCCCAACGACCACGGTATCGCCCCCAACAACTACGGTATCGTCACCAACGACCACAACAACTACTACTAGCACAACTAGCACAACCACTAGCACCACGACAACAACCACAACAACCACTAGTTCTACTACTTCTGGACCGTTGTATTATTGTTATCAAAATACTAAAAATTCTGACCCAAATTATAATAATGGAATACCTTTTGATTGTGGCAGGGATTGCACAACAAGCATCAATCTTAATACGCCATGCCCATATGATGGACCATTTTCTGACGTATATGATTGTATGGCAGACTGTTGGCCCTGTAGTATGGCGCAAATAGGCTGCGCATTTCAAGCCGAACAAGATTCTGGTGGCTCTTGGTATTGGGTAAAAATATCAGATACATGTGGAACAATTGTAAGCACCTACACAGGTGAAGAAGTAGATTGTATATGTCCAACGCCAACTTTTCTCCCGTTTACTGGCGGGGTATCGCAAACTAATGTATTATATCTTGATTGTTTAAAAACATTTTATAGCGATAATCCATTACCATGACTAATTGTCCATGCGGAAGTTTAATCTT